CTTCTTTAGGGTTAATGCCGATTATCACAGAAACTACGGACTTAACTCGAAGAGGCACAGAACCTGGTCAAGTAGAAATAAAGTACATGGCTAAGTGCGAAGTACGAAATATTAATACTGGTCAGTTAGTAGCTACTGGAGTAGCAATATGTAGCAACTTTGAGCAAAGCAAAAAAAGATTTGACGAGTATGCTATCCTATCAATGGCACAGACACGTGCAATAGGTAAGGCGTATCGTAATTTACTTGCTTGGTTAATGAAGGCTGCAGGATTTGAGGCTACACCAGCAGAAGAGATGGACTTTGCGACAGTGCAAACTGGTGCTAATGTACATGAGGCACCTAAAAAACCTGCTCAAACAGTTCAAGAAGTGGTTGCAGAAATCGTAGAAGAGGAAGAAATAGATATTGATGCTATAAAAGCTGACATCGCAAATTGTACTAAAGTGAAACAATTAACTGATTTATACTTTGGGTATAAGCAAGTGTTTGACTCTAACGAACAATTGAAGAAACTATTATCAATGAAAAAAGAAAACTTAACCAAAAAATAATATGGAAAACTTTAATGAACGCTGGTGCACTGTAATTGAAGAAAATGGTATGCACATGGTAATTAATCCTAATGGAAGTAAGATTCCAGGAGTTATAACAACAATAACAAATGATTCAACTGGAGTTAATCCCCAATGCACACTAACAATTCACTGCAATATTGCAAAAGATTTAGAAGATGCTATTAATAAATACCAAAAACAATAAATATGAGTTTTGAATTATTACCTAAAGTAGAACTTAGTTCTATCGAACCATCCAAGTTTAGCGTTGAATTGCTTAAACAAACTATTGTACAGCATTTTAGAGAGACTGGAGACAATCCACTTGAGATGCTTGTTAAGGCAGAGGCCCTTATTCAGCTTTTAGATGGCATTAGAGCCGATTTAAAGGAAGATGTTATAACAATTCTATCTACCCATCCACAAGGCAAGGCTGAGGTCCTAGGAGCCGAAGTGAGTAAGTTTGAATCTGGCGTAAAGTATGCTTACGATGGTGACTATTCTTGGTTAAAGATGAACCAGGAATTAGAAGCTATTAAGTACAAACAAAAGGAAAGAGAATCATTGCTAAAGACTATCAAAGAACCATTGGTAGACCCAGAAACTGGTGAGATGATTTATCCAGCTCCTAAGTATTCGACAACAACATTTAAAATATCATTAAAGAAATAACATGAAAAAGTTTTTACTATTATTTATCTTATTTGGTTGCAATAATCCAAATAGAGAATTTACAATATTGCACTATAAGTATGTTAATACTTTTACTGAAAGCACTCTTTATGATGACAAGCCTACAACAACAAACTACCAATGTGTATTTGTTGGTATAAATGGCGTTTCTTATGAAGTAGATACACTTACATTTCCAAAATTTAAGGAGGGAGACACAATTTATATTGATGATTTAATTAAAAATAAATAACATGAACCAACCAACAATGAACAACGAACAGTTTGCAATATGGTTTGCAGCAAGTCAAGGAATGGATGCTAAATTATTAGATAGAGCACAAACAATTTTAGACTGGCTTAACAAAGACATCAAAAAACCTGCAATACCTATTACACCTAAAGGAAAATAATATGAAAAATACCTTAACATTTATCTACGAAATGACATTTTTTACATTAATTTCAGTGCCGTTAGCTGTAACGTTATACATTACACTACATTTTTTTTACGAAATAAAACGAATTATTGATGGGATTAGATTTAGAGCCGAGAGGATTCGAAAACTCAATTAAAATTAGAATGATTTACCTGGACACCAAACAAGAAACTACATTCATATCTATTGCAGCAGCCAATAGGAAAACAAACATTAACACTAAAAGTATTCGTGACGCATTAAATCCAATGAACAAAAGAAGATTTGAGTTTAATGGCAGAACAATAGTTTTTAGGGTACAAAAATAACCTTATGTCACAGTTCTACACAACAATAATTCATCCAGTACGGAAGGAATTTAAACTATCGTGCAATGAATACTGCGTATTAGATACGATTATGCGTATGCAGAATAACGAGTCTCATTGGTGCTACATGAGCAAAGAAACAATGGCTAAGGATTTAGATTTATCTAAGCAATCAGTAATTAACATCATTAATTCATTGATAGTTAAAGAGTTAGTCTATAAAAGTCCAGCTACTAAACACTTACGAGTAACGTCAGTATTTTTAGATTATTTAAACGACTATAAAAAGTTTACCGATGGTAAAGATTCTTTACAAATAGAGTCAAAAAAGTTTACCGAAACTGGTACAAAAAGTTTACCTAACAATAATACTAACAATAAGAATACATTTATTAGGCCATCAGTTGAAACAATAAGTACTTATGCTACTGAATTAGGATTTGTTTTAGATGCTAATCATTTTTACGACCATTACGAAGCAAGGGGATGGATGATTGGTAAAAATCCTATGAAGGATTGGAAGGCTGCAGTAAGAACTTGGAAGAGGAACAGTAGTACTTTTACTACCAATTTACCTATACAAACAACTAAAATATCATTGAAGTAATGGAAGTTATAAACCTACCAAACAGCAAGGAGTTAGAAAAAAGCATACTTGGTGCTATTTTACTGGATAAAAGAACTTTACCATTAGTTGTTGGACACCTAAAAACAGAGATATTCTACGATTTAGGACACCAAAAAATCTTTGCTGCAGTTAAAAAGATGTACGATGATAACATATCGGTTGACTTAAACACCGTTGCACAGAAATTGACTGGTGATGAGGCGTTCAAGGAACTTGGTGGAGCTTTTTATCTATCAAAATTAACTGATAATATTACTGGTGCTGGTCATATTAACAGCCATATTGAGATGGTAATAGAACTGTACAAGAAACGTGAGGCCTTCTTACTATTTAAACAGACCGAATATGAGTGTTTAGATAACGATAGTCAATCTATAGATTTACTTTCTAACGTAAATAGTAAACTTATAGCTTTACAAGAGTATGGCAATATCCATGAAAAAACTATTGATGATGTGATAATGTCGTTAAACTACTCACGTGATAAAGCACAAAATGGTGATTTATTAGGTTATAACACTGGTTTTGAGGAGATAAATAACACATTAGCAGGATGGTGCAGACCAGACTTTGTGGTCATAGCTGCAAGACCAGGGATGGGTAAGACAGCTTTTATGCTTTCTACTATCTACCATCTAACTATCGTAAATAAGGTTCCTACGGCCATTTTTAGCCTCGAAATGAGCTCCGAGCAGTTAGTTGAAAGGTTAGAGTCAATAACCAGTATGATACCCTTAAAACGCCTTAGAATGAATAATATGAATGAGGCAGAAAGAAAGATACTACTAAAAACTGATGATAAGATATTACTATCCCCTCTACATATAGAAGATATGGGCGGTATAAGTATTTCACAACTTAGAGCAAAGGCAACCATTATGAAGCAGAAGTATGGCATTAAAGTAATCTTTATTGACTATCTACAGCTTATGAGTGGACAAGGCAAATCAAACCAAAACCGAGAGCAGGAAGTAAGTTTAATAAGCAGAAGCCTTAAATCTTTAGCCAAAGAGTTGCAAGTACCGATTATCGCCCTATCTCAATTATCTCGTAGAGTAGAAGAACGAGCTGATAAGATGCCACAGCTTTCTGACCTTAGAGAATCTGGTTCTATTGAGCAGGATGCAGATGCTGTTATTATGCTAATGAGGCCTAATTACTATGAGATGACTAATCCTATAGAAATTGGTGGAACCGAATATGCCACTAATGACTTGGTTATCTGTAAGGTAGAGAAGAATAGACATGGCACAACTAAAAATATACCATTAAGATTTTTACCAGAGACAATGACATTTGTTGACTATAAATTATAAATTATGAAAACAGCACTTGATTGGCTAATTGAACAAATGCCTTATGAGTTTAGAGCAAATCATACTCAAGAACTATTTAAACAAGCTAAAGAATTAGAAAAAGAGCAGATAATGAACGCTTATTGTGATGGTGCTAAAGGTGGAGCAAATGGCACTAAAGGTCAACACGAATTTGGATGGGTATCTATACATACAAGAAAAAAATACTACAACCAAACCTATAACCAAAAGCAACACATCATTGACATTATGAAAGCAGATGAAGATGATGGATTATACAACCAAAACAAATGATATGAAATACATAATAGCAATCTTGGTATGGGAAGGTTGTAAATGGTTGTTTTACAAGCTAATAAATAAATAGTTGTGTATAAAAGAGGAGATAGAAATAGACGTAAGTTCGAGATAGAACAAGCTCGTAACCAAGATGGTACTTACCAAGCTATTAAACTATTTGCTAAGAACACCAAAACTCTAGTAATTCAGATGCCAACAGCACTATTAGATGGGTTTATGTGGTTAGAGTATGAACGTGATAATGAACCATCTGGCATAGCAGATAAAAGAATTGAGTTCTTTGCTATTAACTTTGACCTTAGAGACAGAATATATTTTATGAGGGCTGAAATGCTACGAAAAAAGGCTCGTAGATACTTTAGAGTAAACAATACTAAGGTTGAAAATAACGTTAAATATGTGCAGGTTCCAGTAGAAGAAATGATTAGATGGGCTTAATATATAATAAATATATTGTAATTTTGATTTATGGCAACATACAAAACGGCTTCTGACTTAACAAAAATGATGTTAGATTATTTACGTGAGAAAGGAAATGAGGTATGGCGTAATAATAATCTAGCTGTAAAAGGTAGAGCATTTATAGGTAAGAAAGGCGTACCAGACATCATTGGTTACAGTAAGAAGTATGGTCATTTTATGGCTTGTGAGATTAAGGCTATCGGTGATAAGGCATCACCAGAACAGATGTCTTTCTTAATCAATCTAGCTATGTGCGGAGGTACAGCAATGTTATGCCAACAATTAAGAGACGAACAAATTATAGTAAAAATATTTAATCAAGATGGCGAAAGTAAAGACTGGGAGTTCGCAGAAAGTGAACTTCGGCAGCCGCAAAAGAGGTAGTGCTAAAAAATCTTATAACAAACACAGCTCAAGGCCTAAACAATATAGAGGCCAGGGCAGATAAAAATTAAAATTATGGAAGAATTAGAATTAGAAAACAAAGCAGAAAAGGCTCCTAAGGCTACTAAAAAGGCTAAAGAGTTTGTATCTAACGAGACAATACAGCTTATTCAAGACATCTTGGATGATGGTTCTGTAGACTTAAAGTGGAGAGAAGCACTTAAAGCTCAAGTAAAAAAATATAAAAAAGATGCAGAGTAACGAACACTTTGATAGTGTCGTTAACGATGTAGTTAACAAGTACAAGGATAGGGCTAATACTGGATTACAGAAGTATAATACGACACTTGACAGAGAAGATTTAACTGAGTTACAATGGCTTAATCACTTGCAAGATGAACTGATGGATGCAAGTTTATACGTACAGAAACTCAAGCAAATCATAGAAAAAAGAAAAAATAGTTTATAACAATAAAACCAAATAAAATGTCTAAATCAAAAGAACTCTACCTAGGGAGATGCTTTACGCTTACAACAGCTTTCGGTAGTTTAAGAAAAATCTCATTAGGCCCACAAGACCTACAAAAATTAAATGACTTTGCTGCCGAAAACAAAGGATGGGCAAACATTTTAGTTAAGATGAAGAAATCACATAATCCTGGTGAATCAGATTTCTATGTAGAAATTGACCCATGGAAACCAGAAGCTAACAAAGAAAAACTACCATTCTAATATGAAAAATATACTTGAAGCAATGATTGGTTTCTTAGCACTAATGGTTATGTTATACGTACCATTCTCATTTTTAGTAGCTGAGTGGAACCCAATGTTATGGCATATAACATTTAGAGGATTATATGTACTTTGTATTGCTGCAGTAGTTACCTTTGCAGTAACAGAGTATAAGAAAAAGTAATGTTGTGTTTTGTAGATAAATAAATAAGGTAAGACCCTGCTATTCTTAGTGGGGTCTTTTTGTATATAAAAAAACCCCCAGATTTTACCTGGAGGCCCTTACCAAAACCAAACCAAAACACCTATGAGAGAGCATCTTCTAGTTCTGTTTATTAGAACTATCATAAAATTTTGTTAAAACTGTACCGTAAAGAATTGCTTGATACCTAGCAATAAAACTATCCATTGATTCGTTTATGTAGAAGTAATCCTCATTAGCCATATATACAAAGCATCTATCTGGATATTCTTCATCTGCGGTTATACTTGCTACTTGATGAATATTAATGTAAGCATCTGACTCTTCAATACTATCTTGAAAATCATAGCTGTCATCTTCATCCTCAGTAAGTTGTATAATGTGCATTAACATAAATCATGTTTTTAAAACTAAATACCTAATCTGCTTAGCGAGTTCATTAACCTTAGCTTCTAACACATCTCTTTCTTTCATCAACTTTGCTATCAATTCCTTTTGTTCTGCCGTACTCATACAAATTTACTATTTAATTATTTTAGAAATAAAAAGTGCATATCGCATTGACTATCAATGTAATACACACTTAATTGTTAAATGTTGAAACCGCCCTTGTTAAATGTTACTTCTTAGGTAACCTAATAATCTTACTTCCCAATGGCATAGGAACAAATATAGCAACTCTTCCGTTATCCAAAACAACTCCACAGCCCAATGTTGGTCTTTTGGGGAAAGGTCTTGAGTATTCCATTGCGTAGGCATCAATATCGATACCACAGCCTACATTCATACCAAATATCATGTCTTTGTCACTAGAAGAGTACAAAACCCCTCCAAAGGAGTGAACATGACCTATTACTGTTGATTGACGAGCATCTCTTGCTCTATTGATTGCACCAGACTGTCCAGAACTGCCAGTGCCATGAGTGTATAAAACACTATCTATTTCCCATTCTAAGGCCCATTTCCAGCCTTTTGGTGCATCCCATGCTTGTTCATACGATTTGATGAATCGGTCTGGTAATCCGCTTGTTTGAGCCTTTCTTTTATGTAGGGCTGAGTGGTTACCTATGCAGACTTTAACATTTGGGAATGTCTTATACCATTTGTACATAGCTGCTTGAGCTAAATCAGCTTCTCTACCAGCACTATGGCCATCTGGCTTAGATTCGTGATAGCTAATAGCATGATTATCAACCTCATCTCCAATATGTACTATTTCAGTACATTGGAACTTGTTGGCTACCTCGTAGCAGAAATTTTTGTAAAGTGGATGGCAGAATGGCTCATGAGTGTCTCCGATGATTAAGACATTTTTTTTGCTCATTATGTTTGGTTTTGGTTAGTTTATTTGTAAGGTGCATAGACTGTCTTGCCGTTTACCTTTAATGCTCTTAGTATTTGTTTTCTGTTCTTAGCTCCATTATAAGAAACGTGAACCCAGTCTGGTTTATTGTTGTCACCAAACTCCCATATCATCTGGTCAAAATCTAAACTATCTTTTATATAGTTAAATATTTCTGTATTTGATACACTACCCATGCCATCCATATCTATATCTGCCGCTTTAGCCTCACAATGTTGTGAATTTAAACTTCCACCTATGTAGTGGTTTAAGGCCTTAGACCTATATCCAGATGAAATATTAATAGGGCCAAACTTAACTCTTATTGGTTCCAATACCTTTTCGCAAAGAACTTTAAGGTTCTCTAAATGCTCTGGAGTAGGTTCGTTAGATACTCCATGTCTTTTAGCTGATTCGCTACGTGTAAATTCTGCTAATGCAAAGTGTTCTGATACTTTCATACTTTATAAAATTACTAATCTTTTTTAAATACCTTTTCTACGGTAGTTAATCCTAAACAACCAAAGGCTAATGCAGATACTGCATAAACCAAAGATTCAGCAGGAGCTGTGTTTAATGCACTAAATGAATTGTGGTACATAGTAACGCATAACGATAGTACGCATAACAAGCCACATAAACGCTTCATTGACAACCTTCCGTTATCTTCTGTAAAAAATTGCTTCATATTAATTTGCTGTTGTATCTATTTTAGTCTTACCCCAAAAGTTCTTTTTCTCTTTTACTTGAATAGTATCATGAATGTAAATAGTATCAATTTTAACTATACTAATCATACTTTTTAGTTCATTAATATCGTTTTTAAGTAATTTGTTCTCAGTAGATAATTGATTTATCTTATTGGTAGTACTTACTATTAGTTTATCTTTAGTTTCATCTGCTTTGATTTGGACCTTCTTATTTTTATCTAAAGTATTGTTAAAGTCCTTCATTAACTGTTTAAACTCTTTGTCACTGGTAATCATCTTATCCTCTTTACTACCTATTACATTGATACTTGTTGCTGTTATTGTTAGAAAACTAAAAATTAAAAGAAGTGATTTCATGGTCTATTATTTTACAGATGATTTAATAGCACCCATTGCATCAAGGGTTTCTAACTTAGTAGTAGTTGAACTTAGGGCTGTTTTACAGTCAATCAACGCTTGTGTCTTTAAGCTGTCTTTATACTCAAGATTAGTAATCCTTGCGTCTTGAGCAGTTATTTGATTGTTGAAATTGCCTCTAATGTCTACGTACAAAACAGTTATACCGATAATAACTAAAAACATCGTGCCCTTAATAGGGTCTTTACTAAACTGAGAGAAACTAATCGGCAAAGGATTAGCACTTACGTTAACGTCTTTTTTGGGAGCCATATTACTTTTTTCCTATTTTAAAATATATGCTACCAGAGTAGCTAATATTATAATTTTTATTAATATTAATATTAAGACCTATTAGAGCCTTATTTTTGGCATTTAGCATTAATCCAGGACTTAGTACTTCTAATCCGTTTTCTTGGCTAAAATCGCCTCTTATGCCGTAATAAAGACCAAGTTTGGCTTTTTGAGCATAATACTCTTTTACATAGATGGTTTTTTCGGTAATCTTGGACTTGAATCCTCTTGACATGATACGATTTTGGCTTATCGTGTCATCTATTACAAAGATATTGGAATCTTGTTTAATCGTATCTGAATACGCATAAGTACGCATATAATCAGATATTATACGTACTGTATCATGAATTATGGCCGTATCGATAGCTATAATAACAAATGGAATAGAATCTCCTTTTATGTACCTATTTCTGTACGTATTCTTGTACAATGTATCTCTAATCTCTTTGACCTTTCTATATTTACTTGTATCACTAAAGTCTACTGGTCTATCTGTTCTATTTACTTCATTATATACCCAAATAGCAAAAAATGCAGATAGAATAATTAATAAGTAATCTTTAGTATGTTTCATGATTTATAGTTTAATTATCACAAAAACCTACTGATGTAATTGTTCCAGCTCCACTTGTAAAGTAAATCTGTGCTAATCCACCAGATACTTGAGCACATTGAGTAATTGTAGTTGGAGTAAGGAATCCCATAGACATTAAACCACCACCCTCACAAGCAACCCATTCAATAGTAGCTGGAGCCGATGTAACTACAACCTCATATTTTATACAAACTGTTGGGTCGTAATAACTATATTTTCCATCTCCAGTTAAACTAATAGAATAAGTGGCGACACCTTCTGATGGTGCACCAAGACTAAATGAGGTTATATATGCTCTTCCAAAAATGGTATAAGAAGAAGAAACTCCAACTTGGAATCTTAATGTTATTCTACTTCTGTTTAATTGAGCATCTAACATCATCTTATAATCAAATCCGCTAATAGCTATTAATCCATCACAAGTAACACTCCATGAAGTAATATCACTTTTATACTCTTTAAACCAGTCTGAATTATAAGAAGTTACATCTAATTGACTTGTATTAGTATCAAAAGAGCAATTAGTAGAAGCAGCAAAAGGAACATAAGTTCCTCCAGTTCCACGATAGTATAAAATCAAATTTGTTCCGTTAGTTGCCATTTCAGTTGTTTTACGTAATTGTATATCTTCCAGTTCCTTGCAAAGATATTGAGTAAGTTGCAGTACTTTCTACTTGACCAGTATTGTTAATTGAAACAATATTGGTTCTACCTTCAATATAATATGATGGTGAAGTTCCTATAGTAAGTCTTATAAATATTGGAGTTCTAGCTAATTGAGCATCAAACATTAATTTAGGTTCAAAATCACCATTAACAATTAGCCCATCACAATTAACTGTCCAAGAAGAAGTATCTATAGTAGAATTTGCAAACCATCCATTGCTACTAGATGAAGTTTGCACTATATCATTAGAAGTATCAAATGAGCAGTTTTTAGCTGCAGCAAATGGTATGAAAACAGTACCATCATATACATAATATAAAACCACATCTGTTCCTAAAATTGCCATATTGTTATTTTTAAGTATTCAGTACCCAACTAATAGATTGTGTAGATGCGTTATCTGTATCTGTTATTTCTAATAATTGTATGCTTGTTGATTGGTCAATATATGGTATTGCTGAAATTCTATTTAATAGAAACTTTTTACCACTATAAGTTAATGCACTAGACCCAGAATCTGTTATTGTATATGTATTAGATAAATAAATCAATCCATTAGCGTCAAATGTTTTACCTAAATCACCTTCCAATGTAGCATAGTTTCTATTGAATAAATTAGACAATTCTCTTGCTATAAGTATTGGTAATGAAGCGTATGTTGTTCCTATATGAGAATATCTATACCATGATGTAATAGGGCTTCCACTTGAATAGAATAAAGCACCATAGCAATTAGCAATATCACCTCTATAGATACCAAAAGAACTTTCAAGGTCTTTAGTTAAAGAACTTGTTGTAGTTATATATCTTGTTACCAATAAAGAACTTGGCAATGCAGTTGCAGTTTGAGTGGCACGAACATTTCTTAAATATAACGTTGCATTATATCCTGCACTTACAAAGTCAATTTTTATTCTAAGATATCCTTCTACATTATAATTTGTACCACTAATATTAAAAGCACCTAATTGAAGATTATAAGTAATAGTTTGCCATACATTATCAGTAGCAGCATAGTCAATATTAAAATATCTAACTACTCCTGGAGCACCCCAAACACCACTTGAATCAGCATAAAATCTTTGTCCAATAGAATTTTCTACAGATATTTCTATTAAAGAACCTGCTACACCATTTTTTAAGGCATCAAAAGATAAACTAAATCCTGGAGGAGAAAAATATGGCAACGTACCAGCGGTAACATAAGAAAAAGTAGCTCCTCCACCAAAACTATTTACAGCTAACGCAACCACATCATAAGACTCAGATGGATAAGGAATTAGTGTAATTGTAGCATTAGTTACTGCTTGAGTCCAATTAGAAATAACACCACCACTATTTATTTTAAATGTACCATTTGCTATATAATCACTTGTAAATTTAACTGGAGCATTAACTTTTATAACTGGATAACCTTTTCTAGTTATTTTAGTTTGACTGTTATTAACAAAGTGTATATTACCATAAGAATATGGTTCTATAGTTACATTATTAGTTAATGTACCACCAGTAGATGAACCAGTACTTAAATCATATTTTGTATAGTAGATTGTCGATGCAGCCATTTCATTAGCTGACATAATCCACCAATCTCCTTTATATTGAAATAATCTACATCCAAAAGACTTAACTATTTGTTCTATTAAATCATAATAATTTTTTTGTTGTAAATCCCTCTTATAAATATATGTTTGAGAAAATGGTTCATTAGCAGCACTTGCACCTCTATTTGCCATAGAAGAACCAAAATAAGAACAACATTGGTATAAACTTGGTGAATTAGGATATCCTATTGAATTTAATCCTTGAGCTAATACAGTATATAAATTTTCTAATCCATTTGATGAAGCAGTATATGGATAATAACTATTTTTCATAAATGATAAAGCATCTATACATATAATATCTACTTGTGTTGTACCAGTACTAAATGGAACTGTTACATAGTCATTAAACGTATAACCTCTCCATACAACAACCTCTCCTCCAGTTGAAGCTATGCGAGTTACTTCTACATAGTATAATTTATCATCATAAGTAAGCAAATCTGGGAAATTGCTATTATCAGTAGCACTGCTCATTAAAAATGAGACATTTAATTGAGATGATATAATTCCAGGTTCTGGCTCATCACTATTAGAATTTGGACTTAATGAAACAGATACTGCCTCATAATTATAAACAGAACCACTATACCCATCTTTATAAATATTTACTAGCAATTTAGAATCATCTCTTAATGCTTGTTGTAATAGGTATCTTTTTCCGTATGCCATTATGCTAAACTAATTGTTTGTCCTTTAATATTTGATGCTTTTTGTGCTCTATTTACCGACAAAAGTAAGTCTTGTCCTCTTAATACAAACGTTCCACCTTGTCCACCACCTAACATATCTTTTAACTTGTCTAATGGTGCAACTACTTCTGGATTAGATTTAGCTCCTGGATATTCACCCATCAATCCCATAGTAGGACCAGAAATTATACCTCCATTTGCAAAAGCAGGAATATTACCAGCTGACCCACCTCCTCCAGTGCTACTTACTTTGCTTATCTTAGATTTTAAAAATGAACCAGCAGCAACTAATGCCACACCAGCAGCAATAGCAAGGTATGGGTTACTAAAAGCCTTTTTAAATGCATCCATAGCAAAACCATAAGCAATTAATGCACTACCAATCGCTTGTAAGCCACCAGCTAACAAATCTAAAAAACCTCCAAATATGTCAACATTTTCACCAGCAAAAGCCTTGCCTAGATTTTCTCCAAACTGAACAAGTGCATTAGTAGCAGTATCAGAAATAATGTTATTAACCTTTTTCATTGCATCTGCACCTCTTAATGCAGCAGAATCCATTCCTTCTAACTTAGCATTTAGTTCATCGTAAAATTGCAATAAAGGTCCAAATTCACCAGTACCAAATGAAGCTACCATTAAAGCACCAACCTTAGCCATAGATTGTTTTACAGCTTCTTGTTGGCCAATTAAGTTATCTTTATTTAGTTTTAACTTAACACCAAGTTCAGATTTTAATACATCTACTTGAGACTTACCAAATTGTTCTTGTTCCTTAAAATCTCTTTCATCTCTCTTTTTCTTTTCTTTTCTAACCTTTTCATCTTGAGCAAGTAATTGTTCTTGCAGTGCTGCACCTAATAAAACAATCTTATTATCTCGTTCTGTGTATATACCAATCTCTAATGCAGCAATTTGTTTTGCTGTATATCCAGCATTATTTAATTTCTCTAATGCCAATGTTTTTTCAAGTTCAGCTAATTGTTTGCTTACTGCATATTTTGCAAAAGCATCATCTTCAACCATCTTAACCTCTTGCTTTTTAGCATCAATTAAGTCTTGTAAAATCTTCTCATTAACAGTTTGTTGTTGTTTAATAGCTTTTTCAGCTTCTTTAGGGTCAGCAAAAGAACCAAATTTTAATCCTTTTTTAGCATCTTCAACTTGTTTTTTTAATACATCCCATACTTTTTGAGCAGCTACAGCATTTAAACCAGCATCTTTAATAGCAGCTTGTTGATTCTCTCTACCTCTTTTTGCTAATTCTTCTGCAGTTCCAACAGCACCAGCTACTAAATTGCCAAAAATATTAATTTGAGCACTAAATACTTTATCCCAAGTTCCTATAAATTTAGATGGGTCTTTAAATGCCGCAATCATCATATTAGCAGACTCTTCAGCTACTTTAGCAGCTGCAGCATTAGCCATATTAATTTTAAATATATAATTAACATAGGCATCTCCTTGGTCTATTAAAGATTGTTGAACCTCTTTAAAAGTATTTAATTTACCTAATGTTTTACCAATGGTATCATTATAATCATCAACAGCTTTCTTTTCCTTATATTTATTTCCAGCAGCTTCTTTTACTTGTTCATTAAGCAACATTACTTGCAACTTAGTATCAGAATAAGCCTTTTGACCAGCTTCTATAGAGGCATTATAGGTCTTTTGCATCCTATCTGCCTCAGTAACAGTACTAAATAAACTTGTTAATTCTTTTTCAAAAGCAGTTGCAATTGCAATACCAACAGAAAATGCTAAGTATATTGCTCCACCAGCAGCAGCAAAACTACCTACCAATGCTGGTAAGTTATTTTGAATTGCTCTAAATCCAAACGGTAAATCCTGGACAATTAAAGAAAGTGCGTTCCACTTCTTATTTGATTCTTTCAATGTACCACCACCACTATTAAGAGATTGACTTAACTTATCATAGTTAGCCTTCATCTCTTTAATTTTGGCATTAGCTGGGTCCATACCATTAGCTACTAAACGAATCATCTCTTTTTCAAGAGCAGCTAAATGCTTTTCTGTATTCTTAGCAGTTTCACCAAATATCTTAGTAGAAGCCTCGATTTTCTTTATATTCTCAGTAAACCTATCTTCTGCGGTTATGACAATTTTAACACCTTCTTCGTTAGCCATTATTAAACTGGTTTAATATTTTCGTATTTCTTTAGAACTTGTTGTAACTCATCGTCACTCATTATTCTTACATTCTTCTTTCTATTTCTCTTATCACAATCTAACTCAATTAGTTCAGTTGGTTTAACCTTCTTACCTTTTGGTAGTTGGATATTAATAAGTATAGTTGTTTGCCATCTTGTTCTTATCCACTCTTGTTCTTCTTTATGCCTATAACCATACCAAATAAAGTCTAATTCAGACATGGTCATATCCCAAAACAAATGGGGAAGTATTTGACACTCCCCCATTGTATATCTTTCTATGTCAATCCATTCTAATTTTTTTTTTCTTCACCATCCTCAGTTGACTTAGAATTTGGTTGCTCTAATCCGCTATTCATACTTTCTGATAGTGCAGCCATGATTTCTTGGAACTGTGTTCCAGCGATACCACCCATGTCATCTATCCAATCGCATACATCAATCTCCTTAAAATCTGGCGTTCTACCTTCTTTATAAAAAGGGTATTCAGCAGCAGACCTTACTAAATTAACGATAGCATCTAAAGCAGATTCACCGCTTAAAGCTGTTCCTATCTCTGTTGGTCCTATACCTTGTAACTGACAGAATCTCTTTAGAGACCATGTACAGAAACGTAACGGTATTACCTTACCATCAGAAAGTGATAGGTTAAATTGTCCTCTCATATATTTTGGTTTTTAGTTTATGCGTTGGTAGTCATCA